TTATAAGGATCACCGGGATCTTGCATAGTGTCAAATATTCCTGTGCCTTCAGCAAATCCTACACGACCACCTTTATTATAACTTGGTCTATTGGCTATGTAATCATCAATTTGTTGTTGTGAATATCCTGCGTTGGCAAGATAATTTTTTAGATAACCCAAGTATTCAGCCGTATTGTATCCATCTTCTGAATTTTGATAAGCGTCTTGTGCAGCTTTAGCAGCATCGTAAATATCAAATCCTGCTCCTGTCGCTGCTTGTGTTCCTGCAGCTTTACTCACATTAGCTATTGATGAAAGTATTTTACCTTCTTCACCAGAAATACTTGGATTTAAAAAGTCTCCAACTTTAGCTGTAGCTTCTTTACCTTCTGTAGCTAGTTTTTGCATAAATGTTTTATCTGCTGTTGGAGGACCTTGTTTAATATCTGCAGAAGTTGGAAGAGCTTTAAATATTCCAGATAATGCAGCTTTTCTTAAATCTGTTTTACCTTCATTAACAGCACTGTCTGCTATTAGATTAGCAAAATAACCTCTAGCAAAATTACTCATAATTCCTGCACCACCGGGAACTAAAATAGATGCTAGGGGTCCTATGAAAGGTTTAATTTCATTAGGTACAATTCTTGAAATAACTTTGTTAACAGGTTTAAATACATCTGATACTACGTCTTCTGCTTTTTTAAATACTTTACCCATTAGGCGTAGTGTCCTTTTGTGTAGCGAATAGCCATTCTTTTAATTGTTTCATTGTCTGACATTCTTAACCATTTCACAGGTTTATTATATCCTAATAATTTAGTAAAGTATTCTTTACTCCACTTCATTACCTTCTTAATATTGCCACAACATATAGTATCTATATGCCAAGCTATCGTTCCACTGTTATAATCTTGAGGGTCTAAGTCTGCTGTTTTCATAAATTTTTGTTCTGTTTCTTCATTTAAAAAAGCCCAATTGGTAAAAGCAATTGGTAAATTATTTTCATAATGCACCTTGTATTGTTCTAATATAATGGATGGTAAAATATGTTGGAGCACGTCCTCGTACGTGTGGTCTTGATAGCGAGGAAAAGATTTATATAAACCACATATCATGGCTATATCCCTTATTTTATCTGCATCTATCATAAACACATTACTTTTTTTTGCTTCAAAAATCAACTATTCATCCTCAGATTTAGATATAACATCAGGCATTTTAGCGACTTTTATATTAACACTTCTAGAAATATCTTCTTGTTTTGTGTCTGTACTTGGGTTCTTAACATCGTCTTCTGCTTCTTTGTCTGATGAATATTCTTTGTTAGTTTTAAGGTTTTTAACTGTTACTTCTGTTTCAATGTCAATTTGTTCTATAACTTTACCATTGACTATTGTATCTGCTTTACCTTTTTCTACAAATGATACCATTTTACCTCCTATGTTGTTCTTGTCATTTCTAGTACAGATAATATGACATGAAGTCTATTAGCTGTAGCTGCCGTGACTTTGATTATTTCTGTTTCTTCTACAACCAAAGGCTGTGAAAGAAGTTCTTTAGTGGCTTTTGCACCAACTGCTTCTTCTTTGTAAACACTAAAAACATTACTACCATTAGTTATAGTAACTGTAAGAGTGTCCGCACTAGCAGAATCATTTGATACAATAATTGATTTAATTATGCCTGTAGTCTCAGAGGGCACTGTATAAAGAGTTGTTATATCAGTACTAGTTAAATCTACTTTTTTGTTTAAATAATTATTGGCCATTAACTAAAGAAGAAAGCAAAACGTTCTTCTTCCTCTCTTAAATTTTGTTGATATGTTGTATTGAGTTCTTCAATCAATGCTGCAATACCTCTGTTAATTTGTCTTTGATTAGATACTTCATAGTTATCTTTAGGTTCTGGTATTCTTACTACTATTCTAGCCATTATCTCATTCCATCTGGTTTAACATCAAGAGTTAGCGTTCCATATCTCCACTCTTGATTAATATCTGTGTTTGCAACTTTAACACTAACATATCTTCCTCTTGCTCTTGTATCAACTTTATCTGTACTTGAGTTTATAATAAAAGGACTATGAGTAGAACTAAGACCTGTTTCCGAAGGATATCTTTTGACAGCTAGTGTTACAGTAGCATTACCTTCTAAGTCTTTGAAGTCAGGTATGAAACGACTAACCGATACAAATTTTTCACCAACACCTGTTTCAGTTTGTAAATCAAAATCATAAGACTCTATGTTAGATTCTATGGTGGTGACGCTTCCATCTTCATTAACTTGATCAGTTCCTATTTCATGTTCAAAATATATTGTTTTACCTAATCCATCTTCACCTAAAATAACAGGAAAACTTCCTGTGCCGGTATCATCAAATTTTGTTGCATGAGGTTTCGGATATAAGTTTGCATCAATCCAAGAAGTCCTCGGTTCACCATTGGTGTACCACACACCACCAGGAACTTGTGCTGACTCAGCATAATTATATGCTACGGCCTTATTGTTAAAATCACTATTTGTAGGATACCACCAAGTTATTTCTGAAAATAAATTATTTAATCCTGCAACAACTTGTTGTCCTTTTGTTGTATCTATGTTGTTAAAAACTTCGTCTTCTACGGAACAAGGTAGTGTTTTAACTGTACCGTCAAATAAAAAGAAACCTTTTGTACCCATCCAATAAGCAACACCATCTACTTCTATAGCAGCGTTTTTACCAATCAAACCACAGTTAGTACCTACTTGTTCAAAACCAAATATAAAAGGAGATCCAACAAACTTCATTGTATATAAAGCTGTATCAGTCCATATCAAAATATTTTCTTTTGCTTTTAAAGCACCAATAATTTTTGTTCCGTCTTGAAGTCTTTGAGAACCTGCTGTATTCGTAACACTAGGTGTATAACTATTAATATTTTCTCTCTCTGAAAATCTTATAAACATATCGTCTTGAGTTGTTGCTGTACCCACGGTTGTTTCTGTGCCAAAGTGTATTAAGTGTCTTGTAGTAGGTGATATTAAAGTTAATCGAGAAGCTGTAGGATTACTTCCTGTTGCAAAATTTGTTGTATCTAAAGCTGCTCTAGTTGTTAAAGGTGTTGTTGATGAAGGATTCCATGTAAAAGTTTTACTATTAGCAACTGTCGCAACCAATACTTCACCAAAATTATCTAAGGACCAAAGACCAGGTTCTAAGTTTACTTGACCAGCTTTTACCGCATCACCCCAAGCATTATAATCTGTTGCATTAACTACGGTTGCTCCATTACTGTGAGTTGTAGCTGTTGTACCTAAAGCTCCTCGTGTGCATCCTGTTAAATCATTAGTAGATTTTCCTGTGTAAGTTATAAGTTCTGAACCAATTAAAATAGTTCCTGCTGTAGGAAAAGATGAAGCACTAGAAAGTGTTATTGTTGTTTCACTATTATCTAAATCTTCGTTCACCGTTGTTGACGCTGCGTCTGATATTGTGCCACCCCATGTACTAACACCCCAACCATATCCATAAGTTTGTTTTTGTGGACCAACTACAAAATAAAATTCTACTGTGGTAGAACCTCCTGCACTAACAGTGGCTGTTGCTGCTGCCGAAGACGTAATTGTAAAAGTTGTTGTGCTAGGAACAGTATTAATCATAAAAACCTTATCTTCAAAATTACTAGCACTAAGACCTGTGCCACTAGGTAAGGTGACGCTATCAAGTAATATAATATCTCCAACACTTGCACCATGAGCACTTGAAGTTGTAACTAAAACAGAAGTAGATTCATTTGTTGTTGCTAGAGTTGCACTTGTTTGTTGTCTTGTAGAATCAAAAGGAGTGATGTCGTGAAGTTGACCTTCAAAGAATAGTAATAAAAATTTATCTGTGCCTAAAGCAATATATCTATTACCAGTCGTATCTATAAAAGGTTTTTGTGCACGAACCACACCAACAATACTATCTGAAATTAAAGAAGACCAACCACCTATTTTTTCTGGTAGGCCATAACGAAATCTTACATTGGTGCTATCAATCCAACGGTTCTCTGCACCCTTAGTAGTATTCTGTTTATCTATTCCGGGAATAATTTCAAAGTTAATAAGAGACAAAATTATCTCCTATATAAATGTCTTATAAGTCCAACCTCTAGTTGCATTTGCAAAGACTAATGTAAAAGACTGACCATTTGTTGAAATTGTTAAATTAGATGTGCCTGAATTAATCTTGGAACTATTTCTATTGATAATTAAATTATTAGAACCAAATGTTCCTTTTCCGTCTATAAAATGAACTTCATCTCCTACACTAGGACTTGCAGGTAATGTGATTGTTACAGGAGCAGAACTTGTATCTACTATAATTTGATCATCTGCAACAGCAGTATAAGCAGAAGTAGTTGTTACATATCCTTTTTTTATCATACCTTTTACGATATTTGTTCCGTCTGAGAATAATAAAGTGGTAGAACCTCGAGCTAGTGTAACTCCGGTTCCCGATGCTGTTTTAAATGTTAATGTATAGTGACTAGAACTTCTATCCGTTGCATCAACAACTAACCAAGCTTTTTCTACTGAATCTGGAACAGTAATATTTCTATTTGCAGCAAGTGTTCCTGTTAATTTAATAATAGCATTACGACCATTAGAAGATGCTCCATCTGCTATAGTTGTTGTTATATCTGCATTGGTAACAGCAATAGAAATATAACCTCCTACTGCTTCTTGTATTAAATCTAAATTTGTATTAGTAACTGTACCCCATAAACCAGCTTTTTCGCCAGTGGTCATTTTTTCTAATTTTAATGATGTTGAGTATGATGATGACATGTGTTCTCCATTTTATCTTAAGTTTCTACATTTGTCCATGTTTGACTTGCGTTTGTGTTTATATCGTTCCAAGTAATAACACCCGGTCCAGTAACAGCGGAAGTTAAAAGATTTGTTCCTGGTATGACAACAGCCTTAGCTACAATAGTAACCGTTCCGCTAGCCACGGTTCCCGCTAAATTAGTTGTGACTCCTACATCAGCAGCTCCTTTTGGTGTAGCACTACCTAAGCTAGATGTAAGCGCATTGGTGGTAACTAATACATTAGCAGTTCCTACAAAGCTTAAATCACCAATAGATATATTAGCTACTTGAGTTCCTGGAGTAACGTCAGCGTTAGCCTCAATCGCTGAGATGTTTCCTAAAGCTATACTAGCTTGAACGCCGTCTAATATTACAGGTTGATCAGAAAATTCTGAAAAAGCAAATTGACCAAAAGGTGCTACACCTAACACGGCTATGCTCCTGGTTTAGTCGGCCAAGTTACTGAGTTTATTTTTTCTACTGTGTCTAATCCTGTAGTAAGGTCTCTTAAATCTTGTCTATATTTTTTCTGTGCGTCTGTCATGGTATTGTCAGAAGCACCCCACCAATCTGTTTCTGTAAGTAAACTGTTTCTTGTACTTCTTAAGCCTTGTAATGCTCTATCTAATTCTGAAGGTAATGATGCTATATCAGTTTCTCTTTGTGCTAAATCTTCAGCAGTTAAATCCATTAATATTCCGTCTACTATTTTTTTCATTATGTTCTCAATCCATATAAACTTAATTGTCCGTTATCCATGCTGTTAGAACCAATAGTGTAAACTTGAATTGTATTAAAAACAGAAGTTGTATTTAATATACAACCTTTAACATCAAATCTATGTGAATTAACTCCATCTCTAACATCTTGCATTATCATGTGTTTATTTCTTGCATCTCTCATATTGTAAAAAGTAACTTGACCTGAAAATGGTTCTCCACCAGCTGTGTTTTCGTGATGACCACCAAAATGAAAACCACTATCACCTGAACCACTTACTCCTCCATAAGATGTAGACTCCATAGAATCAGCAAATCCACCTTTTTGATAACTGCTTGAAGTAGTAACGCCATCAGCACCAATTCTTACTCCAATATTATCATTTGCATTCAACATAATATTTTTAAAATAAAGTATGTAAATTTTGTGTGTGTCTGTAACATAGCTAGAACCCCAAGACACATCTCCTACAGCAGACGAAATAGTAGTTGTGTTTAATAATTCAAAATCACTCTGAATACCAGTCACGGTTCCGGTAAATGCAAATGTATTTGCTAAATTAATTTTATCAGAACTGATTGCATCATCTGCAAAAGCTCCTGCGGGTAATGTATTAAGTGCCATGTTATGCTCCTATAATCCTGTATGCTCCAAAAGTGTTTGTTGTTCCTGATAAAAATCTAATTGTAGAACCACCACCTTTGTAAATTTTTCCATACAATTCAACATAATCGTCTGTATCTAAATCCATTGTAACTGCAACAAAAACATTTGACTGCAAACCATTATTACTTCTAAAATCAATTATATTAATTGCGTAAGCACTTCCGTTTTTATATATAGCTCCTTGACAAAGTTGCATTTGTGATGCATCAGTTTCCCCATGCACAGATCCATAAACATAATATTTTCCAGCAACAGTAGGTGTAAATCTGTAATTAGATGTATCGTACTTACTATCTGTGTCAAAAACTTCTGTATTTATATTTAATTTTGTAAAAGTATTATCAGAAACTGTTTGATCTGAGCCTAAGTTTGCTTCAAAAGCTGGAGTCATTTTCAACGCAGCATTATTCAGTGTTAATGTGCCTGACCCATTGGAGGTCATAATGGCATTATCACCACCGTCAGCGATTACATTTACTTTAAGCTTACTGGTCATTTATTCTCCTATTATCCTATTAACCTATTTCCTGAAAAATGAAAAGATGGACCATTGAATTGTGGTGTACCTGAATCGGCGTTTATATATCCAAATACTTCTAAGTAATCTCCTTCTGCTAAAAGTAGAGTGCCACTAGCACTAAGTCTTTGTGAAGAATCGCTTTTAAAATAATTAGTAGTCATTCTAATTCTTTGCTCAATTCCAGGGACTGAATCACTGTAAGAACCATTTTTATATAATTTTATCCAAACTTGTTTATAATCTGCTGAAACTTGAAAAGCACCATCAATATAGATCGCATACTTACCTGCTCCTCCAGTAGGGACTGTAAATCTACTATCAGCAAAAGCATTATCAGTATCATAAGACTCTGAATCAAAAGTAACTTTAGTATCAGTATTTAGAGAAATTGTTTGCGAGGTGCTGTTTGCTGCAGAAAAAGCAGGAAGGTTAGTAAAAGGTCCAGATACAGTATCACCTGCTTCACCAATAGTAATTGATGAGCCTGACTGTTTTATAATCTCATTTACCTTTAACTGCGATACCACTACTTACTCCTTATGATTTAGGGTTTGCGTCTTTGACAGATTTAATTTTTTTTGCCCACTCGCCTGTTGCGTCTACTTTACCTGCTACTAAATCCTTGTACAGAAGGTCTAGCTGAT